GGACGCCTTCCATTCCGCCCGGGCGTCGGCGAGTGCCTGCGCCGAGGCCTGCAGGTCGGCGGCAGCTCGGCTGTCGAGGGCGGATCGTTCGGCGGCAGCGTCACGGTCAGCCTGCCGCCGCGCATCCTGCATCTCGGCGACGCGTCCCTGGTTGCCGATCTCTTCCTGCCGCCGGAGCTCGGCCGCGCGTTCGCCCTGGCGGTCGACCAGCGCGGAGTCCTCTGCAGTGTGCCGCCGGGCGAGTTCCTGCCGGTCCGCATCGAACACGCTCTCGATGGATTCCATCTCGCTGGCGAGTTCGGCCTGCTGTCCGGCGTACTCATCGCGCAGCATGCGCTTGGCGCCCTCGGTGTCGAGGCCTTCGTCGAAGTAGCCCATGACGTCGATGGCGATCTCGCCGATCCACTGCTGCGCGCTTCGGATGCCCGACTGCACCCGGTTCCAGCCCTTGAAGATCTGGCTCACCAGCTCCAGCCACATCCGGCCCATGGCCTGGGTGACCTTGAGCCAGCCGAACTCGATCAGGTGGAACCCCTCCAGGAGCGGCTCGGCAATGCCGTTCTTGATGGCGATTTCCTTGAGGCCGAACCACAGCGTCTGCCAGGTCTTGATGAGCCCGGCCTTGATCCCGATCCACACGTCGAGGACGCTGTGCTTCAGGTCGATCCAGACGGCCAGGACGCTGTTGACACCCTTCTGGAACACCAGCTTGAGCGAGAGCCAGAGGATGCGCGCGGCAAGCTCGATCTCCCCGGCCGCAAGCGCGTCGCCGATGCCCTTGAACGCGGCGCGCGCGGTCTCGCTCAGCCACGCGAACTGCTCCCCGAGCCAGGCCACGGCCTGCCCGCCGACCCCGGAGGCATAGACCAGATAGCCGCCGAGGGCGACCACGGCGGCGGAGACCAGCCCGACCGGCGTCACGAGCGCGCCGATCACGCTGCCGATGACGCCGATGGCCGTGCCCACCGCCGAAGCGATGGAGGCGAGGCCGCCGAGGGCAAACGCGAGAATGCCAGCCGCCGTGCCTGTGGCCACGAGGATGCCCCCGACCGCAGCGACTGCGGCGACGACCTTCACGGCGGCGATGACCAGGCCCTTGTTGTTGAGGATCACCTCGCGCAGCAGCTTGGCGTAGCGGGTGATGCCCTTGGCCGCCCGGCTGACCGGCTCGGCCAGGGCTTCGCCCACGACCGACAGCACGGAGAGCCCGGCCTGTTTGAGCTGGGCGAGGCTGTGGGACAGCGTCTGCGTCATCTTCGCATAGGCTTCGCCGGTGGCCCCGGCCCGCTGCCCCATGGCGGTCAGGTCGTCGCCGAAGCCCTCCATGTTCCTGAGTGCGGGAAGCACCCCGCGCAGGGCGCGCACGTTCGGGAACAGCCGCGCGATGGCGTCGGGCGGGAGCTGGCTGATGCGCTGGAAGACCCCGGCGAGCCCCTCGGCTTCGAGCGTCGCCGAGGACATCTCGAACCCCAGGCTCCGGGCGTAATCGGCCGCGTCGGCGGCCGGGCTCAGGAAGCTGGAGACGATGGCGTTGAGCGCGGTGACGGCGTTGTCGGTCTTGACGCCGTTGCGGGTCATGGTCGCCAGGGCCGCGCCCATCTCGTCCAGGGACACACCGGCAGACGAGGCGATGGTCGCCACCATGCCGATGTTCGGGGCGAGCTCCGCGAATGTCAGTTTTCCTTTCCGCACCACGGTGAAGAGCCAGTCTGAAATGTCACCCGCGCGTTCGGCCCCGAGCCCGTAGGCGTTGAGGATGGTGGTGATCGCGTCGGCGGCCGTGCCGGTGTCCGTCAGCCCCGCCTTGGCGGCCCGGGCCGAGACCGAGAGCACCTCGAGCGCCTGTTCGGCGGGGACCGACGCGGAGAGGATGTCGTATAGCCCCTTGGCCAGGGTCTCGGTGCTCTCACCGAACTCGACCGACATGTCGCGGATGCCCTGCCGGAAGCCGGGCATGTGCTTCTCGGGCTCGGAGAGCATCGTCGAGACGTTGGCCATCTGCTGCTCGAAGTCGGCGTAGACCTTCACCCCGGCCAGGAACGGGGCGGCCATGACGCCGCTTGCGAGCACCATGCGCTTACCCACGTCGGCCACCGAGGCCGCGAAGCTCCTCAGCCGCTTCTGCGCGGCAGCCAGCCCGGGCACCAGCGCGGAGTTGTCCACGGACAGCTCCACGTAGGCGGCCCCGGCCCTGATGTCGGCGCTGGCGCTCATCTATGGGTTCACTTCCTTTGCTGGCTCAGTCTTCACGAACACGTCCCTGAGGATGCGCAGGCCCTTGCCGCGGATCACCGCCTTCGGCTTCTGCTCGTGCGGGTTGAAGTCCTCGGGCCTGAACGGGCGGTGCTTGCGGGGGTCGCGGTTCACGTTGGCGATCAGGGACATCACCGCCGCCGTGTGCCGCCACGCGTCCCGGCTCCGGGACTCCGACATCCACAGGAGCTCCCGCAGCGTGTAGGGCCCGGGGTCTACTCCGACGACGGCGGCAAGCTCGAAGAGGGATCGGTAGGCGAGCTCAGCGCGGCCTCGATCCGCCGGTCCAGCTCCGGGTCGTCCAGTCTCGCCTGGGCGTACTCCACCGCCCGTGCCTCCACCGCCTGCAGCTTCGCAAGCGCCTTGTGCAGTACCCGGCGCTTGCCCTGGGGGAAAAAATCGACCAGTTCCTCCAGAAGCGCGGTGGTGGCGTGCTCGATGGCGTCGCCCGCCATGGCCCGCCCGAAGTCCTGGTCGCTGATCGACTGCGCATCGGCCTCGGGCCTGCACACCACGTAGATCACGTCGCAGAGCAGCACGGGGTCGGTCGAGAGCTGTTCGAGGAGATCGCCCTCGACCGCCTCCATCAGGTTCACGTCGAGGGCGCTCCGCACCCGCTTGATGGCGTCCACGTTGACCGCCACCGTCCAGGTGCGGCCTGCGTTGTCCTTGAAGGTCTTCATGTGTATCGGCACTCCTTCCGCCGGTTCGGGGTCAGGCGGCGGGACGGACGACGGCCCGAGGGCAGCCGCCCGTCCCGCCAGCGATGGTTACGGGGTCGGTTCCACCCACGCCGGGGCGCGGGTCGAGTAGGTCGGCTTGGCCGTGACCGACACGGTGATCGCCTGCTCCAGCGCCTCCTTGCGGCTGAAGTTGGTGATCGAGAAGTCCGCGTCGAGCCCCTCGCCGCCCGCCTCGTCGAGGATCGCCAGGGCGATGGGCGTGTTGTTGAAGTAGGCGTCCTTGATGGCGGTGAAGCCCGCGTCGTCCGAGTCCCAGATCATCTCGAACTCGACCGAGCCGGTCTTCAGCGTGCCCACCGTGGCCCGCCACCCGGCGTTGGCGCGCGTGGTCACGTCGGCCTCGCCGGACTCCAGGTTCAGGGTCACGTCCTTGACGTTGGTCAGCTCCGTGGCGGCGGTCGCGCCCGCCGCGCCGTAGTAGAGCTTCGCTTCCATTCCGAGTTTGATCGACATCGTTCCGGTCTCCTGTTGGGGGTGGTTCGTGGACGGGAGCACCCGCGCCCGTCCGGGTTGCCGCTTCGGTCTCCTATGCCCTGATCGAGTCGGCCCACATGCGCGGCAGGCGGCTCCTGATCGCCATGAGCGCCGGGCCCATGAACGGCCGCTTCGGGTAGGTCTCGCGCCGGTAGCGCCCGCCGAACTCGTGCGCGCTTGCCGACCGGCCCACGACCGTGTAGGCCGGGCCGATCAGCACGCGCTCGCGCTCCTTCTCCACCGCGTAGCGCAGGGCCCGCTTCAACTGCCCGCGCCGGGTGTGCGGCGGCTGCCCCGGCCGCGAAGGCCTGTCCGAGCGCCGGATGCTGCGCCTGGCGGTCAGGCGCAGCGCCGCCCCGGCGTGCCCGAGGGAGCGGATCGAGCCCTGAGCAGCCTGACGGCGGAGCTTCCGCTGGTCAAACCGGCTGCCGGCCTTCATGCGGATCATGGGGTCACCTCCGTCCGCTGCCGCAGATCGGCGAGCACCACGAGCACAGGCGGACCGCCTGCCGTGACCACATGCCAGCGTCGCCAGGGGAGTTCTCCGGTCCAGGACTGGACGTCCTTCAGGTTGCGGCCCCGGTGGATGCGGTCGCCCGCGGGCCACAGGTACGGCACGCTGAACAGGAGCCAGTCGGCCAGCCCGCGGAGGTGTGCGGTCACCTGCGCCTGGGCGGGGTCGAGGTGCTCGATGACCTGCAGAGCCACAGCGACGCCGTACAGGGCACCGGTCGGCAACGGCCAGGGGAAGGTCAAGAGATCGTGCTCGACGGTGTGCGGCACGCCCTGGGAGTGCTTCGCGATCCGGTGGCTGTCCGTGCACAGCGGGAGGCCGCCGTGCCCGAGCTCGAGCACGGTCGTGTTCTCGTCCGCGCCCGGGACATCGAGCAGGAACTCGCGCGCGACCGAGAGGTAGCGCCACCGGCCCCGCCAGTACGGGTCCGAGGCGGCCTTCAGCGCCCATTGCTCTCGCGTGATCGGCTTCATCGCGCGCCTCCCGTCTCGTCGGCCACGATGGCCTCGGTGCTCTCCCGGTCCTGCATCTCGGGCTTGCGGCGCAGCACGCGCACGAAGGCCCCGTCCGGGTCGACCGGCATGGGGACTCCGTGTGCGTCCAGGACGACGTGAGTGCGCAGGTCGCCGAGAAGGTCGAGGACGACGCGCGACCAGTGGTAGGCCCGGTCGCAGTAGCGCCTGCGCCGCCACTGCTCCGGCACGGCGCTGCGGTCGGTGTGGTTCTCGTGGCGGACGTCGACCGGGATGCAGGCGAGCTTGCCCTCGGGCAGTCCGTGCCGCATAAGCTCACCGAAGTAGCGGTACTGGCTGTGGCGCTCCGCGAAGGCTCTGCCCCTGTCCCCGGGAAAGTGCTCCAGGATGAACATGCAGTCGCCCGACCCGGTCACGAGCCACGGGTTGAACACGGTCTTCCCGCTGTGCAGGTCGGCCCAGGCCCGCGTGAACGCCCACCCCAGCCCCGGCTGGAGCGCCCGGTCGCGCGGCATGCCGGGAAGCGTCTGGCTGGACCAGCTCGGGAGCGGGAGCGACTCGGCCGTATCGGTCATCACGCGGAAGGGCTGCAACACGTGCCGGGCGTCCTCGGCCAGGCGGTCCCGGACCTTCCTGAACCAGTGCGGGTCGGTGCTCCAGCAGTCCGAGTCGATGGCCAGGACAAAGGGGGCGGCCGCGTGCTCGGCCAGGAGCAGGTTGAAGAGGCCTTCCTTGCGAAAGATCCCGTCGTCCAGGTCGTACTCCGGGAGCCGCACTCTCTCCAGCCAGCCGTACGGCGGCAGCGACGCGAGTTCCCCGGGCTCGTGCCCGTCCCGGTAGCACCAGGCGCAAAGGACGCGGGGCATGGCGGCCTGGTGAGCGTGCCAGCGCGCGAACGTGCGCGCCGTGGCCCGGGCCCGCGTCAGGCTCTGCCCGTAGAGCGCGACCAGCACATCGAGGTCGGCCAGGTGCGGCCTGCGGCCTGCGGGAGGAGCCGGGCAGGTCTTCGCCCGCTCAGCCAGGCTCTTTGCCAGGTTGTAGTCGGGCTTCATCATACCGGCATCTCCGGCCACAGCTCGAAGGTCGGGACGGACCAGGGGGAACTCCAGACCGTGATGGGCGGGGTGTCTTCCTCGGCAAGGCAGTAGGCGTAGACGTCCTGCCCGGGCCGGGTCGGGTCGCCCACGTACCAGTAGAAGGCGTCCGAGCCGGGGTCGTAGACCGCGTAGATGCCCTCCTGCTCGATCACGCCTTCCAGCCGGGCCAGGCCCCAGGAGTAGCTCGGCCCGTAGCCGTGGCAGCGGCAGTGGATCTCGCGGTTCCCCGAGTACACCCACTGCCCGGTGCCGAGATGGAAGTAGGCCGCCTCGGCGGTCGTGCGCAGGAACCAGGACGCATCCTCGGTCCAGCCGGTGGGGACGCCGAGGCCGTCCACCCACATCCACGCGTGCCAGACATCGACGACGGTGTAGTAGCCGCCCCCGGCAGGCGGCGGCGGATCGGCGTCGGGGTCGACGTTGATCCACGGCCACGACACGCGGTTGCGCCGACGCGCCATCATTGCCTGGATGTCGCGGAAGCTCCTCACGGGGACACCTCCGCGGCTGCGCAGATCAGGTAGGTCCCGTCGTCCTCGATGACGATGTGTGCCAGGGCGGAGGCCGCGTCCGCCCAGGCCCCGTCGTAGAGCTCCCGGGCCATGCGGTTCGCCATGGTGGGAAGCGGGAAGGCCCCCGCGCCGATCTTCATCGCCGAGAAGATGCCGGGGCGGGAGAAGGAGATGGTGGCGGCGACGATGTCCTGGTCCTGGGACCAGGTCATTTTCGAGCCGGGGATGACCACGAAGGCCGGGTTCGAGCCGGTGTTGCCCCATGGATAAGTGGACGCGTAGCCGAAGCACAGCCACCCCGTGCCGTCGTGCCGGTAGTAGCCGGGCGCGGCCTTCGCATTGGGATCGAGGCCGGTCAGCCGGTAGAGCCGGTGCGCCACCGGAGCGACAGGCAGCGCGGCCACCTCGATGGCCGTGTCGCCGTCCGCACCGGGCGGTCCGGCCGGGCCGGGTTCGCCCTGGGGGCCTTCGGGTCCGGGAAGCCCGGGGTCTCCAGGCGGCCCCGATACGCCGTCGAGTCCCGGCTCTCCCTGTGGTCCCTGCGGCCCGGGTGGTCCGACGTCACCGGGCGGCCCCGGTTCTCCCTGGGGGCCCTGCGGTCCCGGCAGGCCGTTGAGGCCGTTGAGTCCAGGTTCGCCCTGCGGGCCGGGCGGTCCTGCGGGGCCCGGTTCGCCCTGCGGCCCCTGCGGCCCCGGAATGCCGACTCCGCCTGAGGAGTAGTAGCCCATCACCAGGTCCCCCCGATGACCGTGATCGCGTCGCCGATCGCGCCCTTGATGAACACCCGCGCGAGGTCGATTCGCTGGAAGCAGTGGTATTCGCCCGGGACCCACGGCACGTCGCTGCCGTCGTCGCCCCGGAAGAACACGCTCCCGGCATTTCCTGGCACGCAGCTGATCTCGAAGGAGCCCACCAGGCGCTCGGCCGAGAGCGGCTGGTAGTCGGCGGTGACCGTGACCTTGCGCATGATCGTGCTGTTCATCGGATCACCTCGAAGGTCAGGGTGACGACGCTGGTGAACTGCCGGTACTGCTCGATGTGCTCCGGGGCGTAGACCGGCTCGTTCTCGATCTCCACGCAGAGGGCGGCGGGGGAGTCAGGAAGGCGCTTGCCGACCCCGAAGCACAGCGTGATCTCCTCGACCAGCTCCAGGAGCGGCTCGACATCCAGCTCTTCGGCGAGCTTGCGCTGGACGCCGATGTCGATCTGGACCAGGCGCGAGTCGGCCTGGCGGCTGGCGCGCGCGAAGCTGACCGCACGCGGCACGACCGAGACCTTGAGCGTCTTGAGGTTCCGCAGGTCGAAGATCGGGCGGAACACGACCTGGGCCTCGAACTCCTGGCTGAACTCGGTCGCGTTCAGCTTGGCCGCGACGGCATTGGCGATGGCGGTGACGGTTGCCACGATCCTCTCCTCACTTCACCAGGGCGGCGATGACCGACCCGATGGCCGCCAGCAGCGCCAGCAGCGACGACCCGGCAGCCGCGAGGATCGTGCGCTGGACCTCGTGCACCTGCACGCAGGGCGGGCGGTGGTGGATGCTGGGGTCCTCCATGTGGAGCCGGAGCATCCCCTTCATCTCCGCGACGTCCTCACGCATCTCGTTGACCACGATCCACAGGTCGCGGCTCTCACGGTTGTCACTGCCGTTGGGCATGGGGCGGCTACTCCTCGCCGATCTCTCTGGTGTGGATGCGCACGGTGGTCTGGTTCACGTCCGACCAGCGCCATTCGGGCTCGCCCGCGGGGGCCATGATCTCGTAGCGGCGGTCGGCCTCGATCACGAGGTCGCCGGGCCGGGGAAGGACGCCAGCGCCGTCGATCACCAGGTCAGCGGCCCGGACCAGGTAGTCGCGGGACTCGGTGCGGAGCACGCGGCCGTATTCGTCGGTGCTCTCGAACCGGGTCCTGCCGACCGTGGCCTGAAGCCCGATCCGCTTGCCGCCGCGCTCGAACCACACGGCGGCAGTCAGGTGCTCGTGGCGCTGGCGCTCGAGCCAGTCGGCGGCCTTCCCCAGGAGATCAGTCATCGCTCCATCCTCGATTCTGAACGCGGCGAGGGACGCAGGTGCACCCGAGGGCCGTCATCGCGACACATGCCCCCGGGTGCTACCCGGTCGGTCATTGGTCGAGCCTCACCTGGACGGTCTCTTCGTCGTCCTCGGCGGTGAGGATGCACTTGCCGAGGTAGGGATAGGTCACGGGCGGCTCCCCGCCGTCATCGGCCGCGAGCGTGGCCTTCTGGTCGACCTGGAGCCAGTAGAGCTTCATCCCGGCCTCCATGGCCGTGCCGGGGCCGGTCACGCGGGGCACGGTGTAGACGCCGGTCAGCGCCAGCGCCCCCCTCTCCCCCGCCTTGATGTCGAGCTTGGCGATCCCGACCAGATCGTGCTGGACGACCACGTCGCCCGCGTTCACATCCGCGAGCGGGATGTAGTCGATGGCGTCGCCGCGTTGCCTGAAGACTGCAGTCATGATGAGTGTCTCCTGTGTGTTCGGAAGCCCTTACTCGCCCTTGAACCGGACCATCCCCCGGAAGTCCTGCTCACGGACGCCGAGGTCGAAGTAGACGCGGAACTTGATCCCAAGCGTGTCGAAGTCCGCGTCGCCCTTTTCCACCTTGGGCATGCGCTGGCCCTTGAGGTACCCGATCTCGAAGGTGTCGACGACGGCCGGGTCGGCGAACAGGTACCAGGCCATGCTCGACGCACCCGTGTAGTTGCCGTTGGAGAGGTACGGGGAGCTGATGACCTCCAGGTCCTCGTCCGCCAGGGCGTTGTAGGTGGGGATGCGCCGCTTCTCGCTCGTGCCCGTGGCGATGTAGAACGTCGAGTTCAGGAGCTCCCGCGCGGTCATCTTCAGCGCCGTCGGCACCAGCAGGAACTTGGGGCTGATGTTGATCGGCTGACCGTCCGCGTCGACCTGGTCGAGGAAGAGCTGCACGGCCAGCGCCAGGCTGTCGCCCGAGAGGGCCGTGTCCGCACCGTCCCGGTAGTTCCTGTGGGCCTCGCTGAACAGGTTCCCCGGGTTGGCCAGGAGGCGCGTGAAGAACAACTGGTCGATCTTGCGCGCGGCCCGGGCACCCATGCCGTCGGGGACCTTGAGAAAGGCGCCGAGGTCGTCGTTGTAGATCATCTGCCGGGTCAGGGCGAAGATCTTCCCGAACGTCCCGAGCTGGTTGGTCGCCTTCTCCTCGGTCAGGCCGCCGTGCTTGATCTCGCCGTCGGGGGCCACGGGCTCGAGGTCGCCCACGTCGGTCAGGCGGTAGCGCTCGGACTCCTTGAAGTCGTTGAGCTCGCCCTCGCTGCACAGGCGCGTCGCGATCACCGGCTGCGCCTGGAAGCTGCGCAGCAGGCGCTTGTTCGCCACGTTGTTCAGGATCCCCGGCAGCGACACCGTGCTGAACGCCGCGCGGATCGTGTCGTTGCCGAAGCTGCGCGGCACTGCGATCCCCTCGAGGCGGGCGCACTCGGCGAAGAGCAGGTGGAGACTCAGGTCGCGGCTGCGGCCGGCGCTCGCCACCACCTCCTCGCCGTAGTCCCGGGCCAGGTCCTCCTCGCCGATGTTGGCGCGCAGGCACATGCACACCAGGACCACGCTGGCTTGCTCCACTGCGTTCACCCGCGCGTTCCAGTCTATGCCAGCATGGGGACGGTCGCCCTCTTGGGCGTGAACGACGTATTCCTGCCATCTTCGCGACTACCGAAGCGACTGATCTGTCTGCCCCGTGATGAACAGGTGCGCATGGGCTCGTTCGTGGTGACGGCTTCTGTTGTCGATCATTCCGCGCCTGATGCCGTGGCCTTGCTGGTCGAAGCGGACGCCCATCGCGTCTTCTACACCGGCGACTTGCGCGCCCACGGCCGCAAGGGGGCGTTGTTCCAGCGCCTACTGAAAGCCCCTCCGCGAGACCTAGACGTCGTCCTGATGGAAGGCACGATGGTTGGCCAAAAGGAGCGAGGCCTGGCCAACGAGACAGCAGTCGAGCAG